TTGCGGCGATCTGCTTTCGATCAAGCGTTGCCTAGCTTGCGAATTGGAGATTGCCCGTGGATGATTTCGCGATCAACGAATGGTTCGCCGAGCGGGTTTGCATAAAAATTGCCGACGCTGGATTGTCTGACTCAGAGTCGATCCGGCAGGCTTACCACGAAACGAAATTGAAGTTCGGCGAAGTAACCGAACAAGTGAAAGTTAAATACAGAAAGGCGGTGGGTCTTGAGTAACAGAATTCACATTTACCAAGCCAAGATTGTCGAGGTCATCGACGGTGACACGTTCGATTTAATGATCGATCTTGGGTTCAATAACTTCACGAAGCAACGAATGAGGCTATACGGCATCGATGCACCTGAAATGAGGACGAAGGCAGGAAGGAAGCTTGCCTATGATCTTTCTATGGTCTACGCAAACGCTTTTGGTGTTATCGTTCAATCCGTCGAGGCTCCAAAGAGCAAGCAGTTTCGCGACAAGTATGGGCGGTATCTGGCCATCATTTATGATGCGTGGCCGATTGCATCGCAGGCCATTACCAATGGGCAAAAGATCCTTGAGGTAGCTCCCTTGTCGCTCAACGCTCGGCTCATCAATGATGGGCTTGCAAAGGAAAGGTATTGGTAGGTTTTTATTTCTATTTTTTGGAGGTTGAAAGATGAATAATGAGAACGCGACCGATTCAAGGTCGCAGGAAAACAAGATTGCCGGAGAAAAACGATTGAAGCGAGTCTACGCAAAAAAAAGCGTTTACGATGCGTCAGTTGATCGCATAGATTTTATTTTCAAGACGTTCAATAAAATCTACGTCAGTTTTTCTGGAGGGAAAGATTCTGGTGTCATGCTCAACCTGGTGATTGATTACATGCGTAAAAACGGAATCGAAAGAAAGATTGGGGTTATGATCCTCGACAACGAGGCGAACTACGAACACTCACTAAAATTCATGCACAGCATCCTAAGAAAAAACCTAGACATCTTGGATGTTTACTGGTGCTGCCTGCCTATCACGTTGCCATGTACGGTATCTCAATACAGTGTCGATTGGCAATGCTGGGGAAATCTTGATAGAGACAGGTGGATTCGTCCATTACCAAAGGAAAGTTACATTGTCTCATGGGAGAATCACAAGTTTCCGTTTTTTAAGGAAAACATGTCCTATGACGAATTTTGGGATGAGTTTGGAGCGTGGTACTCACAAGGCGAAAATTGCGCTTGCTTGATAGGGATTAGGACGGCAGAAAGCCTCAATAGGTTCCGAGCGATCATGAACGAACGCAAGGAGTCTATTAGTGGTCAGCGATGGACAAAGCGTAACAGCGAGCATGTCTACAATTGCTATCCTATTTACGATTGGAGAACTGAGGATGTCTGGACTGCAAACGCCAAGTTCGAGTGGGAGTACAATTCACTGTACGATGTTTTCTACAAAGCCGGGGTGCCAGTTCACAAAATGCGGGTTGCCTCTCCGTTTATGTCGGAAAGCAAAAGCAGTTTGAATCTGTATAGGGTAATAGACCCTGGTGCTTGGGCTAGGCTTTGCTCTAGGGTTCAGGGGGCTAATTTCATTGCTACATACGGGAAGCAATTGAACTACAAAAGCTTTAAGCTTCCCGATGGTCACACATGGAAATCTTTCGTTAAATTTCTTCTTGCGACATTACCAGAGGAAGTCTCTGAAAATTTTCGACGTAGGTTCATCCAGTCATTTAAGGTTTGGGGCAGGGTGGGCCGAGGACTTACTGAGCAAACCATAGAAGAACTTAGGAGGGCAGATGTCAAGTTCAAGCTAAACGGAAAAACAAGGCATGGCAATAAAACGCTAGACAGGGTTAGGATCTGGAAGTTTCCCGATCACCTTGACATGCTGAGTTGCCATAACAGCCAGGTAGCAAGCTGGAAAAGGTTTGCGATAACGATTTTAAAAAACGACCATGTTTGTAAATACATGGGGCTTGCTCCGACAAAAGAGCAAATGGATCGACAAAAAGCTATTTCTGCAAAATACAGGAAGATTTAAATGCAAGTCATAACAGATGAATTGGCTAAACAGATGCGAACTGTTAATTGCCCGAACGGAGGTTTTGTTAGCATTCGCTACCTAATCGCTAGCGACGGAATGGGGTTCGGTTTGCATCGAACCGAGATACCAAAAGGAGATTGGCAGCATTGGCACTATCGGCACCACCTTGAGGCTTGCTACTGCGTAAGCGGAACTGGACTCTTGAAAGAAGCCGACACAGGCGATGTTTTTGAAATAGTACCAGGCACTTGCTATGTCCTCGACAAGAATGACGATCATTATTTCAAAGCAACTTCGGATGTTGTTTTGATATCGGTTTTTAATCCACCAGTTACAGGTAAAGAAGTTCATCGAGAAGATGGATCATACGAGGCAGCACAATGAGCGATTTTAAGTCACCAGTTTACAACGTCAGGGCTATTCCGATTTCCAAGGTAAAGGCGAACGATTACAACCCAAACGCTGTCGCGCCTCCAGAGATGGCATTGCTTGAGATATCGATTTGGGAGGACGGGTATACTCAACCTGTCGTCACATACTATGATAGCGAAAATGATTGCTATATCGTCGTCGATGGTTTTCACCGCTACCTAACTTTGAAAAACAGTAAGCGGATTATGGAGCGTGAGGGAGGCATGCTTCCTGTGGTTGTGATCGACAAAGAACTTGGGGATCGTATGGCGTCAACCATTCGACACAACAGAGCTAGAGGGTCGCACAACATTGAGTTGATGTCGAACATTGTTGCTGAGCTTGTTGAAATGGGTAAAGGCGACAGGTGGATCTGCCAACACATTGGGATGAGTGCCGACGAGTTGTTGAGGCTGAAGCAGATCACTGGCGTTGCTGCATTGTTTGCTAATCGCTCTTTTTCCGATAGCTGGGAGGCTACGGAGTTCGACGATTCGCAGATGTTTGAAAGCGAGGAAAGCGATGACGAGTAAAGCTTTCAAGTTTCAAAAAGTCAAGCGCGTCTATCGACCATACACTGAATGGGAATGCGTCGATGCTGGAATGTACGATTCCGCATCCTGCACCAGCACAGACAAGCATGTTTTTATGAGAGAATACGCTTTGTTTCTTGGCGATAACGATCGATTTCAAAAGGGTATAGACGATGTGTTTTCGGAGTGGCCAGTAAGCTGTGAAAACTTTCTGACTGACAATCAGATAAATCGGATCGCTTGGCTAGGTCAAGCTTCTGCTTGCATATCGATCGGAACTCCATGCTGTTTTTGTGGAGGGTTTTGGTTGCTGACATCTAGCCAGCAGCACGAAGCTAATAGCTTGGCGCATATTAACATTAGGAGGTGGATAAATGAGCACAATCGAAACCGCAAAGAGAGTGAGCAAATACATAGAAACGTGGCAAGACAGATGCTATTCGAGTGGGATACCGGAAGAAGTTCCTTCGGAGTTAGCGGCTAGAGGGCTCGCACCTTCGTACAAGGCCATTGCAATTGCATTGCTGAAAAATGACATGCATTTGAGAGTTCTAGGTTTTTCTTCACGAAAGTCTGATTGGTACGGTGTGTTAAAACGAGAGGAATTAAAAAAGGAAACGCTCGTTCAATTGAGACTTTTTTGATCCTTGTCAGGTCGGTTCGCCTCGGCAAAGGTGCTTGCTATCTGCGATGTGCAAGAGTCCGGCCAAATGAACTGGTGCGCGGTACGAGCCGGGCTGCATAACCCAATCGACCCTGTGGCGGATGCGTGCTTAATCTCCACTCCATCCGCCACAGGGTCGCTCGTTCGAGAGGGCGGGCGGCTCTTTTGCTAGATTTGTGATGTTTCCTAAGCGTGAAAACATGAATAAAATGATGGCGTCAGTGTGGCAGCTAGACAAGAAACACAAACCCCCTCGGTGCATCTTTGCGCGATCTAGCGCACTGGCTGCCACGCTTTTTGCATCGAGGGGGATTTTTTGGACAGGGACGCCAACATGAGCAGCAACGAAGGCAGCGGGAAGCGAAAAAGCACAGGGTCGAAATCGCCTGGTTTCTGGTTCTTTACGGGTGACTGGCTCAAAGATCCTGAGTTGCGATTTTGTTCCATTTTTGCTCGCGGTTTGTTAGTCGATTTGCTTTGCTTTATGTTCGAGTCCAAGGAACGAGGGTACTTAGTATGGCCTGATGGATCTCCAAGAACGAACGAAGAAATAGCCGACGCGGTTTCCGGTGGAGATCGATCCGAAAAGATTCGAGCGATTGATGAACTTGAAAAAAAAGGCGTTTTATCCAGGGATTCTAGAGGCGTTTTGTTTTCTAGACGGATGGCTAGGCTCGGGGAAATCTCTCAGATGCGTAGCGAAGCAGGGAGCAAACCGAAATCAAAACAGGAACAAACAGCGAACAAAAGTGAAACAAACGACAAACAAAATCAGGGGGTTACGGATTCGGTTTCTGATTCGGATTCTGATTCGTTAGTTTCAAATCCCCCTTTATCCCCCAATGGGGGAAAGACCGCTGAGGAAGAAAAACCGAAAGCCAAGAGGAAGCCATCCGAGACTATCGGAGAATTCCAGCCACCTAAGAGGCTAGATACTCCAGAGGTCAGGCAGGCTCTAGCAGACTTTGAGTCAATGAGGCTACGAACAGGAAAGCGAATCAAGGATCGGAGCAATGTTTGCCGAGGTTGGGACTCTAGGTTCGTCGATGCTAAGCATCTCCTAGCCTGCATCGATGTAGCCATCTCGAACGAGTATCAAGGCATCAGCCCGGATTATGTCGATCCGTCGAAGGTGCTCGAAGCAAAGAAACCGTCACTTTGGGACACAGCTAAGAAATACTAAGCCATGACAGACCAAGACCTAAAGGACGAAGAAAGCTTGATGGGTGCGTTGATCGTTTCGCCTGAGGCGATTTACACGGCTCAAGAATTCGTGACGGCTCAAGATTTTATTAGCACCGGGTTTGCTGATGTGTTTTTGGCGATCCAAAGTTTGCTTGCCAAGTCGGTACCGTTGAATATCCAAACGATTTCAATCGAGCTTGATCGGGTTAAGGTCATCGACAAGATCGGCGGCATAACAAGGCTCGCTGAGTTGCTCAAGAATGGTTTACCGCATCACACGGCCTACTATGCCGAACAGGTCGCCAAAGCTTCGCAGAGGCGGCGTTTACGCATAGCGATTGCCGACTTGCATAATCAGGCACAGTCTCCAAGCTTTGAGCCTATGGAACTTGCAGGGCAGTTGTCGTCGGCATCGACGCTCATTGATGTAGGCGGCAAAGATCAGAAATCGATCGGCGTTGTGTTGTCCGACTTCCTTGAGGATTGCGAGATTAAGCGACAACAGGGACACGTTGCGGTTATGCCTACGGGACTCAAAACGCTCGACGAATCGCTTTTCGGTGGCTTACCATCGGGTTACATCACCATCGGGGCAAGACCATCTATCGGCAAATCGGCGGTAGGTGCTGAGATTGCTTTGAGGCCGGCTAGGGATCGAGCCGAGCCGACTTTGTTCATAAGTCTTGAAATGAGCTTTCGTCAATTTGCGTTGCGGTTCATGCTGCGAGGGACAACGCTCGACGCTAAAGACTTGAACAGGCTGACCTATACCGACAGCCAACTGTCCGAGATGCTCAAGATCGCAAGCGACTTTCAGTTGTGCCCGATGGAGTTTTGGCATCGGCCAGGGGCAAGCATCGCAGCGATTGAAGCTAGGATTAGATCCGATATCGCTCGACGAGGATGCAAGCCTGTTGTGATTGACTACATCCAGTTAATAAAGGCTCCTAAGGGCATCTATGATCGGCGGTTGCAAGTGGGCCACGTTTCAAACGAACTTGCAAGGATCAGCAAACAGCTAAACATTCCAATTGTCGTTTTGGCTCAAGTCGGTCGAGCGGCAGAAGGTGAACCGCCAAAGCTAAGCGACCTAAAGGAATCCGGTTCCATAGAGGATGATTCAGACGTTGTTCTTTTGCTCCATCGAGATGATCGAGCATCGGAAGATTTGAAAGTTTTGATAGCGAAGTTCCGAGACGGCGAGATAGCTAGTTGCGATCTCAAGATGCGTCGCGGTGCGGTTTACTCAAGTGAAGAAAGAAACGGGCAGTACAATGACTGGTGATTGTGAAAGCTTCTTGGTTTTGGAGTTAGATACAGGAAGAATGGACGGATGGTACAATTCGCAAAAGTCTGCGGAGTGGTGTTGCGAAACTAGAAAAAGACGAGTTGGAGGTCGATGGGTTGTTGTAAAGCTTGCAAGTGCAATGGGTGAAACCTTGGGGTTAACGGCTGAGCTAACTAGGCTTGACGACATGGAGATGGATTTGCGATGAAGCTTTCCGAATACTTTGCAAACATCGAGGATTTGAAGGAAGAAAACAAAGACCTTCGCAAGCAGCTAGAGCGAACGAGCCGAAAGCTGACCGAATCTCAGGCAAGAACCAAAGAGTTGTTCGACGCACTCCGAGCCGTCGTCAAGTCGGATCATCCAGCGTTAAGGAGGAAGAAATGAAACCAGGCGATAAGGTTTGGGTGCTGTGCGAGGTTGTCGATGAGCCTTGTCACGGCAAGGTTAAGGTCGTCTATTGCAGCTGAGCCCGAATCGGTCGAACAAACTGAGACGGTTGGGCCGAAAACCATCCGTGTTGGTGATAGAGTAACCTGGAGTGGGCGCAAGGGAGTTGCTTCTGAGTGGTGCAAACATACAAAAAAGTTTCGCTTCCAAGCAGACAATGGAAGTGTAATATGGGTATTTGAAAGTTCGCTTTCGCCCGTCGAGCCCGAAACGGTTGAGCAACCTACCAGCGATCCGGTCAACCCATCGCACTACAAGCAAGGGCCGATCGAGTGCATTGAGGCGATCAAGGCGGCTTTAGGTGTCGGTTTCATTGCGTACCTATGGGGCAACATCCTCAAGTATCTTTGGCGATGGCCGAATAAAAACGGCATCGAGGATCTAAAAAAGGCCATGTGGTATCTCGATCGGTTGATCCAAGAGGAGGAAGCAAAGTGAGCAAGCCGACGATCAGTTTCAGTGGAATGGCTTTCAACCTTGATGAGATCACGCACAGCATCGAAAGGCCAAACGGTTTGATGTTGAATGGTTTTGACATCAACAAGATCAAGCATGCAGAAATTGCGGTTGAGTTCAAGTGGGCACAACAAGAGGTTTTTAAGGTCGGCAAGTTGGTTCGGATCGAAGGCCATTTGTGCAAAGTGGTTTCGGTCGCAAAAGATGGGTCGGTTACTTTTGAGAAGGTCGAGAAAGCAAAATGAGAATATTTATTCCAGGTGAGCCGGTGGCGCAACCACGGCCAAAGGTTTCGACGGTGGGCGGTTTCGCTAGGGCGTACGTCGATGCGAAGCATCCGATCCATGCCTTCAAGCAGGCTGTCCAGTTGGCTTGGAAAGCTTCAATCAATCGATGCTTAACAGGGCCATTGTCAATCGAGATTGTTTGCTGGTACTCGCGACCGAAGGGCCATAGCAAGATCCGTCGAGCTAGGGCAGAACCAAAGATGAGCCGTCCCGATATCGACAATACCGCAAAGGGCATCCTCGATAGTTTGAACGGCGTTGCTTACATCGACGATGGACAGGTCTACAGCCTGACGGTCGAAAAATGGTATGTCGG